TTCTGTAACCAACCACAATCCTTAAATTTCTGAACTTGATCCTTTGTCAGTTGTAGAATTTCTGATTGTTCCAGTTGAAAGTAACCAGAATTGAGTCCGTCACGAAGTTTCACCTGCTCCAATATAAAGTCGTGATCTCCGAATAGAGAGGGCTGTTCGAAAAACACACGAATCCATTCTTCACCAGAGTCCACAGATACGACTGAATACTTTTTACTGTTCTTGATAGCAGATAGTGCGTAGTTGTAAAAAGAATCCCGTCTGAAGTGTCTGAGGGAACCCTTGTACACCTGATCGAGTCTATCGGGATCTGCAATCAAATCGTAGATAGAGTACCCATTATCTTTATCGGTATAATTAATCCGAGTCCTGAACATATTCTCAAAGAATTGATCAACCTCAGAACCGCCACGAGACTTATTGATAATCACATCTTTCGGCGTGTCACTCAATTCGTCATCGTGTTCAAATTCATGAACTGGATAGGTTTCTAGTTTGTTCCAGTTTTCAATAATCTTGGACTCTGGTTTGCCAGTTCGAGGAGGGCAGTCATAGGTGTCCCAAGAGTGCCTCAGTACATCTCGCATTTTGCCAACCCACACTCGAAACTCATCGGGTGTCATTTCGAGTAGATCCTCGAAACAGACATTCACCTCGTGATTAATTACATAATCATTTCGTTGGTACGGGACAGTCATGCGGTAATTATATCACACATAAAAAATATGTCAAGAAGAATTAGGTAATGGTTATTCGTATTGTCCGTCCAACAGACATATCTTCTAATATGGCATGTAGATCGTCGGCTTTGAATGCACTACTTGTCTTTACATCTGGATCGGCGCTGGCCAAATACTTCCATATAACAATAAAACTAGATCCTCCTGTCAACTGTGTGGCACTTGCCGCAAAGAAATCTTTCGTTATACCATTAATATCTAGTGTAACCTTTCCACCATTATTTTTGAAATTTTCTGCATCCTCCGGGGAACCAAATGCAATCCTTAACGCACTCGTATTGAAATCATTCCAAAATGTTTCTGAACCGGGCCCTAGTTGGATGTACGCTCCTCCGGTGTAGATATCGTATGGATAATTATCAAAAGCACACCCATCTGTGCTTGATGTTATCCATCTATATCCTTCACCACCGAATAAATCGCCCTGATCATAGAAACCCGACTCACAAACACTCGGGAATAGATCTTTACATGGGACATTAGGACAACTCCAATTGACACACTGCTCGGTTATTTCACTGCAAACTTTACCTAAAGGACACTCAATTTCACCACATAACTCACCGCTACCTTCCGGGACACCTAATTTACTTTTACAACTAGACCAATCTAACCAGTTCTCATTAGTCTCGTCTATACACGGAGTCGCCTGGCCAATTTGCGGACAAGAGGGATATTCCTTTCGGAGAACAGTGGACATTTCCTCGGCGGCATCCGAGGAGATAGAACCAACCAAATTACTAATTGTGCAAAGACTCTCGGCAATAGAAACGCATTGGGAGTCCCATCGAGGAGTACAGTCTTGACCAAGGGGACATTCCGGCTGCTCTACACAACACGAGGGCCTCACATTACAAACTGCCTGTTCACATAGAGCAGCCAGATTAAGAGATTCACCTTGAGGATGATTAGTTGATGTTCCGAAACTATGCAAATCTCCTCCACAACCCGGATTATCGTTTTCTTTGAAACATGAACATATACAATTAACATCACAGTACTCAGGTTCATCTACGACGAATCCCGAAGCATCTGTACGTATTTCTCTATAATCACATGGACTTGTATAGTCCAATGCTCCCCCATTAAGTTTACTGACACCATTGCACATCCGTGGATTACTTAAAGGATTTGATGCTATATCCCAACAACTAGCGGAACCAAATCCTGAGTTAGATCTACCACAGTACGAATCTTTTGGTTCTGGTGGTGCAGGACAACATTTTGCTTCGTTTATATCAGAGGGAACACTACCGTTATCGCACTGATTCTGGCTCGGACATGATGTACCAATTCCTTGGAACTGTGGAAATGATTGAGGGGAACACGGGGAACCGGGCCCCGGAGCACAATCTTCCGGAGCGATATCATTATGACACGAGCCATTTAAATCGGTAGGACCACAACAACAAGCACCTGTCTCCACACACCCACAGACTGGTCCGGCATTAGGACAAGCATCATCACAAACATTCGCATCGTCATAATAACTCGTCCAAGTTCCCGTGCAATTAGCGAAAAGAACAAAGTCATCACATACGCCATCCACACAACATTTTCCGGGGATCTCATCACAGCAAGGAGCAAGACCCATATCGGTGTCATTATGATCGTCCGGAGCAGATGAACAAACACTACAATCATTAATATCATCATTCCATTCTCCACCGAGAGTGGTAATACAGGTTTCCTCATCCTGTATACTACAGTCGCTATACGTTACTCCCCACGGCTGACCGTCACTCAATATTCCTATTGGAAGGAAACCACCCTGAACACAACACCTTCCTACGGCAGTACCACAGAATGTATCATCCGGTCCCTGAATGGATCCTATATTATAAATTTTGGTAATTTCTGCTCCACCGGGAATGGTATACCCACCCGATGTATCATTTTTAAGAGTTACTTGCAATCCAATACCACAATTTTCAATCACTCCATCAGATGAAATTGTATAGAAATTGTCGTCTGATATGATATTACCGTCTTTGTCCGTCCATTTGTAACTATCAGTGGCACGTGGTTGTCCTAGTTGCGGAAGGGGATCCTTCAAATTACCCGGATACAAAAAGAGATCTCCATAATTTAAAACAATCGGTGGATCGATAGCGGGACCGGAAGGAAAGAATTTAAAGTCCGGATAAAGAGTGTTTATGTCATCCGGAAAAACAGGAGGAATTCCGTGAATATAATCATTCGTAGCGTGAAAATTAATATTATCAGATAACGACTCTACTGGTTGATCCTTGTCATCCAATAACTCAGAATCAGCGGTAACTTCAAAATTCAGTTCAAATCCAGGCAAGGCGCTTGCGGGGAGACTCTCAGTTGTCACTGGTACTGTAAGTGTTTTTGTATCTCCACCAGAAAAATCGTATGTAAAATCAGAGAGTGGATCTGTTAGGTAAAAACGATAAGAAACATTTTTCACATTCTTTTCAGTTGTAGAAACCGTGACTACTGATCCAATCCCAATAGGATTTGTAGAAGGATCATATAGATTACCATCGACAGTGAAAGAATCTATTGATAATACAGGAACACCAAAGGGACAACAATCAGATGGATCATCTGCGGGATTTTCATTCGGATCAGTGCAGTCAGGACAAGTCGGAGAGGAAGCATCATGATGATCGGGGCAGTCTGTTTCGAATTGATTAGGAATACAAATACCATTGTCGCAACACCTACCAAATGCAGGCTCTTTATCATCGCAGCAACTCTCACTGTTATCCCCACTTCCACAATTTGGGCATGATTCTCCAATTGTAAAAGTTTTAGTTCCTTCTAACGCATCATTAAGGGATGCAAGAGTGTCACAATCGTCACTAGTCACATTCTCTTCACAGAAACCCAAACGGAAACCTACAGTTTCATTGTCTTCAGCATTAGCAGTTTTAAAGCAGCATCTACCAAGAGTAGGGCAGCAATTTGGATTGTTCGAAGCGGTATCTGGATCACTACAAGTCAACACAAGACCGGAATCAGCAGATGATTGATTTGGATTATTTTGGGTCCATTCTTTATTTTCATATCCTTCATCAATCCTCCTTTGCTCACAATCTGCCTCAGTTATATCATAAGTAATGTCTCTTAAATCTCCACTGCTTCTCAAACAACATCGTCCTAAAGGATCACAACAGTCGTCGCCGTTTTCCTCTGGGACTTCACAATTTGGACAAGTACCAGCGTTTAAAAATTCTCCAACTTCAGGACTCGCTCCAGAATCACGGGCAGCAATACAATCCTCCAAGGTGAAGTTAATTTCACATACTCGATCTCCAGCAGAATCAATATAACAACAACGACCAGTCTGCACATCACAACATCTATCCTCAATTTCTCCTGTAACTGGATCCACGGCAGAGAAACAACCGGGATCACATTCTCCACCAAGAGTCCATAAAGGCTCACCAGTTAGACTTCCTTCTGGAGCAGAAACTTCATCATAGGATTGGGCACAAATACCAAAGTCAGGATTAACTCTATTACACTCAGCATAAGTTAAGTCATCTACACAATTGCCCATGTTATTTGTTTTTGTACAACAACACTTTCCTGTTTTTATCTGTGGACAACAACAAGTTTCGAAAGTTGGATTATTTGGATCACACCCATCAGGATTATCTCCGCACGAAGTAGGACACGATGAAGCATCCCCTTGATAATATCCTCCGAGATTTGCACATTCCAAAGGAGTTTGCTGGTCACATTTATTTCCTACGATTCCCTCTGCTGGAATGTCGTTATCAGGATCAGGTCTACAGCAAGCACCTCTAACCGTACCACAGTTTTCATTAGGAGTCGGATTGAATACATCACCTATCTTGTAGCGTTTAGATAGTGTTACGGTAGAAGGAGCATTCTCGGTAAAATTACTAAATGTCAAATTAACCCACAATTCACACCCGTCTATAGCCTCGTTGGGTATTGTATAAATCGCCGGCGTCCCGGCCCCAGAGGCAAGTACATCTTCATTCAATTGTTGAAATTCCCATGCAATAGAAATCTCAGGATCTACTTCTGGTTTGCTTATCGAGAGTCCAACAAGATCGCCTGGATTCAATGAACCGGAGCCGTTATCCCACATCGCACCCGGAATGACTATGATTGTAGCAGGTATATCGTCCGGCATACCAAAAGACTCGCCATCAATAAACCTCGAAGCGAAAGCGGTAGATGTCTCTCCGTCAGCATCATCAGCAGAAACCGTACATTTCAGTTCTTTTCCTGCATCGGAAAGAGAGCCGGCCGTAAAGTAAGGAATCTGATACTCATTGGATAAAGTGTCCTGACGTAATTCACCATCAACTTCAAACTTATATAAAGGCTGGGTGGCATTATTGTTAACATCAACATCAATCGTCAGTGTCTCTCCAACTTTTGGAGGATCCGAATCAAAAGTAAAATCTCCTATGACAACATTTGCATTACAACAGTCCGGATCATTTTCTGTTTCACAGTCCGGACACACTAACCCGTTTCCGAACGTCTGGTTAGATTGTTGACAATCATCATACCATACATTATCTTCACAACTATTCACACCACCATTTTCTGCACAACATCTCCCCTTACTAGTATCACAGCAATAATCATTGGTATCATTGTCTCCGGGACAACCAGCACCAAAGCGATCGCCGGGACAGGCAAGATTACCACCCGGAGTCCACGCAGAAAACGGAATAGAGGCTGTAGGAATTTGCTGTAAACATTCAAATTCAGTAATCGCTTCTACACAATTACCCTCAGAGAACTGACCAGTAGCATCAGAAACTTTCCAACAACACCTACCAAGAGGAGCACAGCAATTTGGATTTGCCGAAGCGGTATCTGGATCACTGCAATCTAGTTCAAGACCGGAATCAGCAGATGATTGATTTGGATTATTTTGGGTCCATTCTTTATTTTCCCATCCTTCATCAATCTTCTTTTGCTCACAATTTGCCTCAGTTATATCGTAAGTAATATCTCGTAAGTCGCCACTTCTTAAACAACAGCGTCCTAGAGGATCGCAACAAGGAAGGCCTGAATTTAAGGTTGGATCTGAACAATCAACACAAGTTCCATCTGGAGTCCATTGGAAATTAGTAGGATCACTTTCCTGAAATTGAGGACAGTCAAATGATTCTAGACCAGATTCACAATAAGCACCAACGGGTCTCCCATTTTCATTCTCCAAAACTACCTCACAGCACCTACCAGTTAATGGAGCGCAGCAGGGGGGATTTGGTGTCCCCACAACACATTCTGGACATTCCTCCCCATACGTCCAAGTTATCTGACCAAGACTGTCGGTGGATCCACAATTTGCAAATCTAGGATCCGTGGTAACACACTCTTCGGCAGTCACATCAGGAATACACAATCCAGTGTTATCAGTTTGAATGCAACAGCACCTACCAGTTCCAATTTCATCACAACATGGAGTTCCCACATTTCCATCACCGCATAACGGACACGGTGTGTTGGCAGTCCATTTACCTTGAGGTGTTAGTGCTAAACAATCTGCTTCTGTTTCCTGTGTACAGGATCCAAGGGTTATTCCAGTATTAGGATCAAACCCACCAGTTACACAACAGGAACCCAAAGCAGCACCACATGGATTACCGGCCACAGGATCCTGAACACCCGCAAGTTCCTGATCAAAAGTTCTAGTGATAAATCCGTCACTTGTGCCGGGAATGTTGGGATTTTCGTTACTAACACTTATACTATTTAAAACAATTTTACAGTTAGAACCTGATTCATCAGAACCAACCACATGTAAAACTGAGGATCCGGTGTATACATTTCCATTAATTATGGTTTCAATCGAGTTAACATCTGGATCACCGGAAGAAGTTAATAGTGAATTATATACTACTCCAACTAGATCACCGGGATTAACAATTCCCCCAATAGGGGGTGCAATATCAGCAAAGGTAGTAATATCCGTTGGTATTTCTGGAATAGTACCATAAACTACCCCCATTTCAATGGTTGTACTAACCGAACCTGCAACATTGGACGCAGTAACTATACAGGTTAGTACCTTTCCCGGAATCCCATCTCCCTCAACTATAGAATATGGGTTTCCACTATATTCAGAAACCCCATCTAAAAAATATTCATATGATATAGACTGAACCTCACCGGAGGTCACTACAACGGCTTCAACGGTAGATTCTGATACAGGAGGATTTAATGCTCCTCCAGCACCCGTTTCGTCGGGTGTTCCCACTGATCCATTCACTAAAAATTCAGAAGATACTATTGAAGGAGGATCTGTAGGATCGCAAATAAATACCATATCATGCTCCGACGTTCCAAAAAAGTGCGCCTGGAGATGCATAATTTAGCATAAATTCCCAAGCCTTTGCATCATATGTAGGTGCAGATGGAAATGGAGGCTTTACTTTTGTTTCTTTGTTGAATGGTATTTCGCATCTATACGTTTTTGCTCGTCCATAGTCGCCACTATGTCCCACACAGACGCAGTGAAAGGAGGCATTTGGCCACGCGAGTTGTAGTCCCCGCGTGAGTGTTCCTGATGATCCGACAGTCCAGACTTCATTTGGAGTAAAAGGTTGATTGCGAGCCACACGAATGATGCTAGATAGAACAGTATCATCATCAAATCCGATAGGCAAAAGTCTACGAGTTTTTGGATCTTCTTGGACATAATCTCTTGCTCTCTTTTCTGTTACAGATAGCATTCCATTCGGAACCCATCGCATATCAACCCCCGTATTTATGGCTTCAATTTGATATGGATGCCTTTTTTCTACAGCACGATCTGCCATAAAAACAACTGCCGACTTATCATATTTCTCACATAAGTGACCCAATGATATTTGAGCATATCCAGTTGCAGGTGAACTTCCGTATACCCACTCCTTTATATTATCATCAGCACGAATTAAATAATCCGCAAATCTTATCTTGGAGCCTCCACCCAGAAGATCATCACGAACAACCAGAAACCCGTCGTGCTCCTCTACGACGGGTTCTGGATTTGGATCTTCCCAATCTCCAATAAGAGAGAGGTAGTCATCTGATGTCATTTCAAATAAACTCACTTAACCGGAACCAACTTAGAGAAATTCTTTATCTTCTTTACTTGATATGCCTTTGTAAATTTATCAACCATCGAATCCATTCTATGACTAATAATACAGACAGTACCATCCAATCCAACTCCATGAAGAGTCTTCATGAGTTCTTCCGTTCCCATAGAGTCCAGTGAAGAATCAAAAATTTCATCAAGTATCAGAAGATTGCAGTTTGCACTATTCTTTAGTTTTGCTACTTCTCTCCAAGCAAACAGTAAGGCAAGATCAATTCTAAGTTTTTCACCCTCACTGAAACTCATGTAACTAAACTTATCACGAAAACGGCTCTTAATTATCTCGTTAAATTCTTCGTCCAATTCGAATTGGGTAAAGAAATTCATACTCTTAAGAAACTTATTGATGACTTTATTCACCACTGGAAGATAGTGCTTTATGATTTTAGATTTAATTCCACTATCCTTGAGAAGAGAAACACAAATTTTATAATTTAATTGTTCTTTTTTTCTCTGTTCCAATTGTTCATCGAGAGACTCAATTTGACCCTCCAACATATTTTTTGTTTTAATTTCTTCACGAAGTTCTTCTTCATTAGGATCAAATGAATCGATTTGTTTCTGAAGTTTTTTGACTTGATCTTCTGATGATTCTAATAGACTCTTGTTGGATGCTATTTTCTTTTCAATATCTAAAGAAGATTTATACTGTATTTCAATATCCTTTATAAGAAGTTCCTTTTCAGAAAGTTTCTCCTTCAAAAGAACCAAGCCATCCTCCAACTCACCCTTCTTCAAGTTTGAAGTTTCAAGTTTAGAAGACCTGAACATTTCCTCTATACTTTGTTTACAAACCGGACATGAATCATTGTCTTCATAAAAATCAATATCTTTTTGATTTGACTGTATATTATTGACAATTTGATCACGAAGAGATGACATCTTTGATATCTCTGACCTTATTGCTAATGATTTTTTTCTGATATCATCTGATGCTACATGATTTGTCTCTAATGATTTTATTTCATTAGAACATTTCTCAATTAGAATCAAACTATCTTTAATTTGGTCTTCAAGTTTAGTCGTGGATTCTTTGCTTTGACTTTCAATTTTTTGGATGTACTTCTCTTGGAAAGAGATTTTTTCTTTTGCGGCCTCAATTTTACTGAGAATGTCATTTATATAATCCTTAATTATAGACAGTTTTGCTTTTGCAATACTATTCATCGTAGAAAATATATTTATATCCAATATGTTTTCAATGACTACCCGGCGATCTGTTGGGGATAACTGCATGAAAGGAATAAATGAAGACCTACCAAGAATAACAACTTGAGTGAACGTCTTGTAGTTCATTTTTAATATTTGTTCTTCTATAATATTCTGGTAGTCTTTAGACTTCGCATCCTGATCCAACATTTCCCCGTCCTTGAAAATTTCAAAGACTTTGGGGGACAATCCCCGAACAATTTTGTATTCAGTATTACCGATCGTAAAATAAACTTCTACTAAACAATTCTTTAAATTTATACTATTAACAAGCTGAGGCATGTTAATTTTACGAAAAGGTTTACCGAAAAGGGCAAAGGTCAGGGCATCGAGATATGCAAACGATTTCCCATGACCATTTAATCCTGTTACCAGAATCAAGCCCTTTTCGGTAAAGTCTATTTCAGTAAAACTATTTCCAAATGAACCAAAATTTTTGAAACGTAGTTTTGTAAAATTTATCATAACTTACTTACAAAGAAATTCACGAAGTTTCCTTACTCCTATCACGGAACTGCTTTCTTTCCTCTGCCTTCTTCGCACAACTACCACAACCGCCTGGTTTAGCAGCACCGGGAGTGGACAAAACAAGACCAGATATATTCTGGAATTCTTCTGCCGAAATCCCAGAAGGTCCAATTGCTTCTGGTGAAGGCACAGGAATTGTAATACTTTCTCCCTCTGCAATAGGTCGGAGGGCAAAGAAACGAATGGTTCTGGTTACTTCATCAAATTCGAAGTAAGCGTTCGGGGATTCGGCCGGACGATATGACATTGCATTACCGCGAGGAATGATTATGTGAGGTCCAAACTCTTCACAGCCGTGAGTGTTTTCATCACAAGGAACAGTCCATAGTAAACGAACACCAATTTTGTCCTTTGTGCCCTTGATAAAATCATTAAGTCTAGACTCTAAGATCCAATAGTGACATTCTTCAATAAGTCCACCACCGTTAATATCTTTAGTTGCCTTTACATCGAAAGTACCATCAATATTATTAATATATTGAGAATTACATTCAAACGATTCTTTCACTGGAATAACCTTTGGTCTGTTTACATGAGTCATATGTGTATTATCTACCATTGTATCATATCGATACGCCCCAGAAGTTTTCCTTGCCCATTCACGAGGGTCAAAAACTTCCTGTACAGGCTTTACAGGCTTTACCGGCTCTGTAATATTTTCTTCTGTCTTTTCAACTGTGTCTGTCATCTGATAAACTCTCCATATACAAGGTTCTCATAATTTTTTTAAGTGCATCCAAATCAACATCATCCACATCCAAACTCTCCAATTCAGAGTTTATAATGGTTAATGTATCTTGTGCTAAATCTACGTCTTCTTCATCATTAAAAATTTCTCTATAATCTTCTATCACCGAAACATCAGATACGTTTACTTCATACAATTTTTCAATCAATGAGTCAAATAAATGATGCTTATCTCTATTCACTACAACTATTTTTACATACTTATCCCGAAAAGATTCGTCTATACTATTTATAAGAGATTCCGTATTTTCTTGATCAGTGTCATTGTACTCTAACGTATAGAACATCCTATCTGTATTTGGAACAAATTTTAGTTCTCGGGTCGAGGTGTCTAATATATGAAACCCCCTCTGTTCGTGAATATCACCAAAAGTTATTTCATACTGAGTTCCAAGATATACTACATTATTTTTAGAACTTTTACCATGAAAATGCCCAGACAAAACCATTTCGAATCTTTTTAATGGAGCATCTGACATTCCTCCATCAAACTTAACGCCTTTCATTACTTCATAACCATTTAATTCAAAATGCCCCATGATAATTGGACACTTACAATTATTCAAAAACTCAATTGATTCGTCGTGGTTTTCTGCGTTTATCCAAGGAACAATACCTATACACAACCCGTCCATTTCTAAAACTTCGGGTTCATTATAAATTTTTATATTATCATACTTGTTACCAATGATTTCTGTGAGTGAGTTTATTTTATTGGTATTTTTATAATAAGTATCGTGATTACCCAGCAGTATATGAAGATTAATTTTCTTCTCATCGAAAACATCTATGATCTGGGATCTAGTCTTGTTAAGAGTATTGAAATTTATAAACTTTCTTCTGTCGAAGAAATCGCCCAGATGTATTACAGTGTCTATGTTATGTTCTTCACAATACGGAAAGAACTTGTCCTCAAAGAAAGATATAAAATGATCCAAAAATACTGGAGAATCATTTCTGGCACCGAAATGAGTGTCGTTAATTAAAGCGATTTTCATTTTGTCTTCTTTTTGTTACCCTTAAATTTTGTCAAGTCATTATCATTTAATTGAAAATGTTCTTTCATGGCTTCTTTTTCACTATCTTTTTCAAAATAATTTTCTTTGAACCATTTATGTAAAGTTCCATCAATATCCTTTTCTTCAGCTAACTTATACTTAATATAAAGTTGTTTCTTCTCTTTTTCTATTCTTCGAAGAAAAGCAAAATATATTATTTGAGTGAAATATGAGAAAGGGTTTGATGATTTTTCTGGGTTAAAATTGTGAGCGTACAATATACAGTTTTCAATTGCATCTCCAATCATCTCATCTCTATATGGATACTTTATAAAGTTTCCTTTACGAGAAAGATTTTCTGCTATCTTAAGAAAACACTCTGCTATGTAATTCGTTAATGGAGGACGCTTTTCATCCATTTCGTTGGCTTCTTTTACAAGAACCAACCATTCGCTCATAGCCTTTAGGAATTCTTTATTATCTACATAATGGTTATCACTCATGCTAATATTTTATACTCGTATTTTATTTTGTCAAGTTTTTACTTGACAAAAATTAGGGGTGCGTTTAAAATCCTCTGTGTCCGGGAGCATAAGGAATAGTGTAAGGCCTAGGGCCTAGTGAGTCATTGGTAGTCTTCGCTGTCAGGATTCTGATTCCAATCAGTCCACTTGTTACCAAAATCTTCCCGATCTTTTTCGTCTCCAGTAAATTCATCACTAATACTTTTTCCGTTTTCGAATTTATCAATTAACCGTAAAAGGTACTCTGGTGGTATTATATCATTATCAACTAGCGTTTTCAATATTTTGGCATCAAAAGATATATTGAGATTTACCAATTCCTTTTCATTTATGGCTTCATTATCAGAACCGAAAAATTGATCCATGATATTGGATAATTGATCCGGATCAAATCCCATTTTTTTCAGGTACTCCTCTGGTTCCATATCGGGATCCATATCTTCATTTAGATTAGGATCAACCATATCTTCCAATTCATCCATAAAATCTTCCAAGTTCTTTTTATTCATTGGATTCAATTTCATAGGACCTAATGTTGGATTGTCCGGCTTGGTATCCTCTCGTTCTTTTTCTTTGTCATATAAAGATATGACATGAGAATCTGGTTCAAGAACTGTTAGGATATTATTCTTTGAAATTTTAGTCTCTATCTGATTAGAAAAGGATAGCCAGTTTCTCAAGTAAGTCACTTCCTTTTGATTACCAAATCCATCAAATGCCGCAGATGACTTGAAAATCATAGGTCTTTCGATCAGCATATTGCCTTCGATTTCCCCCTTTATTTTGGCTATTATCTCTTCTCCGCTATTTAACTTAATGACTCTGTACGTTGTTTTCATCGAGAGGTCCTCCTAAGCGGATGTTAGAAATATCATAATCAAACTTCTCATTAGTATATATTTTGATTCTCTCCTCCAGATGATTCATCGTATGGTTTGTGTACTTTTTATACGATAAATTATCTGATATGTCATAGACAATTGCTTTATTTTTACCCTCAGAAGTCCTTAAACCTCTTCCAATCGATTGGAGGACTCGAATTACGGATTTGGACGGTGAAGCAAAGATAATGTTGTGAATATTGCGAATATTGATTCCCGTGGAACATGTACCATATGATGCCAGTAAAATGGATGTCTTATTTTTATCAACAACCTTACGAATCATCTCTCTTTCATCTACGTCAGTTTTACCATGAATCATGTATATGGGTCTGTCTGTGATCTGAGTTTCCATTAATTCATTCAGAGGAATGCCATGCTTATTGACAAAATTGAAAAGTATCAAAGTATTTCCGTTTAACTTTTTTGCCAAATCTACTATAAACTGGTTTCTGTCCTTATTCTGAACCAACCAATCTATCTCTTCCTGATACTTCTTTCTCTTCATTTCATTACAAGATTCTTCATTGTGTTTCAGGGTAAGGCAGTGAATTTTTAGTTTAGATAGAATTTTCTTTTTCATCAACTCTGTGGTTGATGTCACTTTGACCGCAGGACCAAATAGTCCTTCGATTACCAACTTGTGTGTTTTTGAGTCATCTAATGTTCCCGTTGTGCCAAATCGGTAGTATGCGTTCTTCATCTTTTCCATCAGCCCAGACAATGATTTGGCTTTGAATAAATGACACTCATCTCCAAACACAGATTCGAATTGATCAAAGTATGATTCTGGAAGTGTATATAAACTCTGCCACGTTGAAATTACCACTCTTCTGTCTGTTTGTTTTTCCTGTCCAGAAAATATGGTATGGATTTCGTCTGAAATATTGAACGAGTCATTTGACCCGTAGTCTTCGAAATCGGACCTCATTTGATTTACAAGATTAGTTGTGGGGACAACTACTAAAATTTTACCCTCTGTACATCTAAGAAGATAGCGAACTAGGCAATAAATTATTAGAGACTTACCTGAACCCGTGGGAGATATGAGTAAAGTTCTTTTCTTTACCAGAGAATCAAGAAAAGCCTTTTTTTGGTGATCATGAATCTTTATGGGTTTACCATTGGCAGTTAGACTCAGTGTGTTTATGAAGTCCTCTGCATCATCACATTGAGCCATTTCTTTTTCTTCTGTGAATGTGTATGAGTAATTTCTATCATCACAGAATTTTTGAATGTAATCTTTAAGTCCGACATATATTGTGCGATTGAATAAATTGAATAGTCTTATCTGACCATCCCAATATTTATTCTTAAATGCTGGGGTGTACTGATAATTCGGAACATAGAATGTGAAAAAATCACTGAGTTCTTTTGCTATTGATTTTTCACTTTCTATTTTTAGATGTACGGCATCTATTTGTCGTATGATCAGATCACTCATCATTGTCCATTCGTAAATTTCAGCCAGTCTATGGCAGAACGTATGTTCCACTGTCTATTGTTAATTACTTTTATGATTTCGTTTAGATAATCAACAATAGTTTCTTTATATTTCATACGCATGTCAATTAATTGTAGATCCTCGTCGGAATCTAAAAATTTATCCAAATCCGTTTTCAGTATTGTAAGTTCGAATGGTTCCCAGTCCTCTTCTTCTAGTTCTTCCTGAGACATTTTACCTGTATAGTACAGCCACTTCTTTCTTCGAATCACCTTATACTCATGTTGAAGTTTAGTTAATCTAAGTTTTTCATCCATCAAAAAATTTAAGTATTTTGAATGGAGTTGAGGTGTTTTTAAAGATTCTGTGTCTAGTTGAGTTTCATCGAGTATAAGATCATTTTTTGCATAATTTTGATAATCACTTAAGTTCATTCACTGTTATCCCAATAGGTTATCACATAAGTTTCCATTTGCATTATATATTTCGAATCGAGTATAGTTAAAAGTTACATTAGATATCAGAGGTGAGGATATTGGTTCTGCCGAAGTGAAATCCAATTCCCCTAGTGCTATCGGATATAGATCCTTGAAAACAATTCTGTATTGGGGTCTATATGCACTGTTTGTTACTAGCAATGTTGCATCAGATGTTATAGCTTCTCTCTCAATTGTCGTATCATTCTTGAACATACCAATAGAAGTCATCCAATTATATAATTCGATGTAAGATAAGAATCTCTCATCTAGAACAAATCCTACTTGAAGAGGTAAAAAGTCAAAACTACCTCCTGCCAATTTTATATCCAAATTCAGTGTTGTTGGTTGAACAAGTTCACCAAATCTAAATGGTGGCACTAATACGCTTCTTACAAATCTTTCAAAATTTGGTATTCTTTGGATGGTGAATCTAAAGTAATTACGATTTAGAAGATTATCATCCTGTGGTAATCCCGCAGTTCCTCCGGATGTTATACCGTAGGATCTGTAGGTAATGTCTGGGATTGAAGCAGTTTCTCCGGCCATACTACTATGTATATAAAAAAACGGGGGATCGTAAGATCCCCCGTTCTTCTAACCTTATTTGATATTATCAGGAAGTCAAGTCATTGTTCCGTGAATGTTATCAACCTTGAACAGTCTGTAGTACTGGTTACCAGCACTAGAAGATCCGCCCGTAGTGAAGTCACGAGCAGACGCATCCGAACCCCCGACGAATGGGTTTGCAACCATACCGTATCGGGTCTTGAATCCGATCTTAGGCTGGAAGGTGTTCTCACCAACTGCACGAACCATCTGGAGTGGAACGTATGGGCAGTAGAACATACCAGCGTCGTATGGTGATGTACCCTTATAACCGACGAGAACTGTGTTCACGTTAGTTGCAAGGTAGGGATCAATGTAAACCTTGATTCTACCATTAAGGACACCTGCGAAGGTTCTACCAGTATCATCAACGTCGAGTTGGACATTGAGTGCTGGTGAGATGTTGAGGAATCCACCCATTGCAAGGGCAGAAGCAACATCAGAAGAAACTACGATGAAGTTACCCTTACCGCGACGAGTTTCCTTAGCGATTGTGTTGCACTCACGTTCGATTTGGAACATGAGTCCACGGAATCGTTCAGCACTCCAACGTCCGTCAGAGTCTGTGTCGAGGTTGTAGATACCTGCGTCGGTGAGATCACCCTGTTGAGCACCACTCTTAGCCTTGAAGTAGAGAAGACGGATGAGTTCTCGGTTGATTTCAGCAAGAACTTCGGTGCTTAGGATGTTAGCAAGTTCAGTCTCTGCGTCGAGTCCGTGAACAGCCTTGAGGTCCTGAGCAAGTTCTGTGCTGTATTCAGCCTTGAGTGCTCTGGTACGAGCTTCAACGGCGATTCTGTCGATGGTGAATGCCATCTGACTGAATGTTTCGTTTCCACTGCCACCGAGGCCTTCAGCAGTTCCAGTGAGCATTGCTCTGAAATTGTCATTGAAGACGGATGCACGGAATGTACCACCAGATGTGATACCGCGAGCGGCCGCACCGTCAGGATCGACGCCACCAGTTGCAGAGAAAGCAGCAGGTCCACCGCTTGTGGTTCCTTCGATTGCTCCAGAAGTGAAACCGTTACCGGAGAATGGTGGGTAAGGCTCTTGGAAGAGTGCTTCACCAACACCACTACCACGATCATCAGTTTGGCTTGTGTAATTAGCACGAAGCGCAAAGATGAGTCCGGTTGGTGCGCTCATTGGCTGAACACCGGCAATGTCATACGCAAGAAGGTTTGGCATAGCACGGCGGACGAGACTAATGAGAACTGGATCGTAACCAGCAATTCCGGTTGAGCGAGAAACTGGTGTACCAGTGTCTAAGTTGGAAGCACCTGTGTCGTAACCAAACGCACCAGCGCCGAGGGCGTTAGTTGGTGAGGTTTCTGTAAGGTATTGTTGTTGCATTGCACGCTCTTGGTTTTCAAGAAGTGATGCGGTAACTTTCTTTCGGTAGCTATCTTCGAAGCCGCCGAATTCGTCGTGATTAAGAACAGGTCCCCACTTTTCGACCAACTGGTCATATGGTTGTGTGTTCATGAGTTCGAATTCAGATAACATGTGTATCTCCTTGGTTTATCTGGTTGGTCATTTGGTGTTTTTATCGTAAAGTTTTCTCTGCGAGGACTGTCTGGACAGTGTGTTAACATACAGATCCATAGGGCTCTTAATTTCAGAGGTTTCGTTTAAAGTAGTAGCGGCTCTAACTGAAGTTGCGGCAACTTCTTCTTCTTCTTGTGTTGCTGGTTCTCCGGTTCCAAAGTAACTTTCCTTAAGAACTACTAGTTTATCAGCAAATTGTTCTGCACTTTCAAATTCAATACCCTCTGCTAAGGATGCAAATCGATCAATTTGCACATCACTCAAATCATTTGCAACTTCAGAGAATAGTTCTGCCTTTTGGTAACCAAGAAGGTCCTTGGAGAGTTCTATGTTAGTGTTGATTGCTTCGTTGAGTTGATCGTTAACTTCTTCGTTCTCGTTGACGAGTTTTTCAAGTATGTCAACTCTCTCTTCTGGGATGTCGATGTAGTTAGTTTCAAAGAGGTTCTTGAGTCCTTCGATGAATGACTCTGCAACTTCAGAACGAACTCCAGTTTCAACTGCGAGTTCATTCTCTTGCATCCACTCTTCCACGACGTAGTTGAGGTAGTCATCAATTCTCTCTACGAGTTCACCCTTGAACGATTCTAGTTCTTCTTCATAACTTTCGGCAACAGCAGCCTTAAGTTCCTCTTCAAGTACACTAACTCTTTCTCCTACAGCGGCTTCAAAAACGACTTCTGCCTTAGTCATGAAGTCTTCTGTTAGATTTTCGCCGTCGAATAGAGTTTCCATGTGCTCTCTGAAGGGTACAGGTGCTACGACTCCTTCTGGAGTTTGAACTTCAGGCGAAGCGTCAGATGGCTTAGGAGCGACTGAGGTTCTATTTGCATCCGCACTTGTTGCGGTTGGTTTTGCAATCATGGCACCTTTTCCTGATGCGTCTTTGTAGAGATCAGGGCTGCTGAAATCTTTGTTTGTTGTTTTGGTTGCTGTATCCATCTTAGTCTTAACCTCCGAGGTTTGTATATTATTTATAAATTTGTTTTTTTTAACAGTGTGGACAGTTTTTCAAAGACCCATCATGAATCTTTCGAATAGTTCTAGAGCGGTTTTTTCTCTGTTATTCCGAGAAGACTCTTCTACTTGTCTTTTCATATCTGAGATTTCTTTCTCTCTCAGAATACCATTATCCCACACCCATTCCGCACCTTCCATGATTCCGTTAACAAACGCACTGGGGGCTGATGGATCCGCTACAATGTCTACAGCAGAAAGCATGAAGTCCTGTTGAACTTCATTTATTCCGCCCATATCCTTTAATGATCCCATTCCTCTAGAGGAAACACCAAGTTGTGCTCCTTCATCGATCAAACTTTTTACTATTTTACCCATAGGGGTATCAAGAACTTTTGCCTTTCCGTAGCAATCATTCCCTCTAAAATTTAGTTCGGTTATAAGATGAGAAACTTTATCAAGGTTTACGGTAGGACCTTGTGGATGGTTGAGTTCACCAAGTGCTCTTTTCTTCTCTACTAAATCTTGCGAATATCGTCTAACTTCTTTTTCGAGTATACCCATAGGATAAACTCTACCATTTCGGTTTTTGGTTTCTGCCTGCATAAAGACACCTTCGATAAAGTAAGTTTTCTTACCATCGTCAGTTTTCTCTGTTACGAGGCGAACGTCTTCTGTTGTCTCGGTAATTAATTTCATTTCTTACCTTTACCTTTTTTCTTTTTATTTAAGGCTTTACCGATTGCTTTTCTTCTATTGTGAAGATACTTATCGGTTTCGTCTTCGTCTCCGTCATTATCGATGTCTCCATCCTCTTTCCCTACAGGATCAAGTGCTTCCCCGTATACCTTCCGAGTAACTTCCATTCTCTTCTCTTCGATTCTAGATGAGATTTTGTCAAATAATGCCACATCAAGTGTGTCCATTATTGCCTTTGGATTCTCATCCATTACATGCTTGAGTATTTCTGATGCTGTGCTCATTCAGATTCTCCCTCTTTTTCGATTGCGTCCTGAACAAAGTTCATCATTTGCTCGAAAGACTCTTCGCTGAGTGTTGCGTTATCACGGAAGATTTCTTGATTCTTACCGCTAAGGACATCATGAACTCTGCTGATCTGCTGAGCCATTTCGCTAGTGATTCTAGCAGTTGAACCATCGGCTAGTTCAAATTCAACTTCACCGTCTTCGAGTGCTTCCTTGATGAAGTATGCAAATTCGTGATAGGGATCATAGTGTGTATCTTCTGAAAGTTCTTTCAGAGTGAAGTAAACATCAGGCCATACATTTTCGTCAATTGATTCTACATCAAAGTGAAGTTTTTCACCTCTCTGAGTAATGCAGGCCTCACACATACCCATATTTACCATTTCTTTTCTTGCCACTTTCGCTTCGTCTATGGTCTGGAAAGAAATGGTAGGAATTGCATGACGAAGGAGTGTTTCGTTTACTTCATCAATGGGTTCTTCTACATTCTCTTCCAGATCAGGTTCGACTACCACACCTTCGGGATTTAAGAGATTCTTTGAAACTGTACGGTGAATGTTCTGTACTTTTTCGTTGACTCTATTGAGAAATTCTTGACCAAAAGAATCAAGGAAATTATCCTTGTCTTTTAAGATTGCTGCATCAATCATTTTGGAAATTGTTTCCATTGCTTACTCCGTTGGCTCTTGGGGGATTTGTTGTTCTTGTTGTACTGGTTGTTGATCAAACGAATCTTGCAAATCCCTAATTTCTTGATCGGACATCTTCAGGATGTGCTTCTTTATATAATCCTCGGTGAAAAATGTGCCTATCAGTGGCTGTATGGTATTTAGCATATTTATTCTTTCGGACATAATTTCATTTTCTTTGAGTTCATCAAAATATGTGTCTCGATTGAATCTAAATCTTATATCCTGAGAAATATCGTTCCAGTCATCCTCCGTAGTAATTCCCTTAAGTATTAGTTGAACCCTCAACAGGGAATAAAACAATTCAGAAAATTTAACTTGAAGTCTAGTGATAAATTTTTGGAATTTAACTTCATCTCTCGATATCTCTGCTGATCTGCCCATATTGAAACCATTTTCAGATTCCATTCTTGAAACAGGCACGTTCAGTGAACGATATACTTTCTTGAGGAGGTACTCAACGTCTTCGAGTTGGGACATCTTATCACCACCGGGAAGTGTTGTAATCTCTGTTCCTCTTCCACCCTCTCTTCTTGGAAGCCAGTAATCTTCAAGCATAGAAAGGTGGTTTCTATCATCTCGTACCTGTCCTGTGTCTTGATCGTAGATTAACTTATTTCTGTAACGATTCATTATCTCACGAAGGTATTGTTCTGCCTTATTCTTAGGAAGATTTCCGACATCAATATAAAATACTCTTCTTTCGGGAGCACGAGAGATTCTATAAATCACTACCGCATCCTCGGTCTGTCTGAGCATATTCAATGAACGAATTGCTTTATGGAGATATCCAATGACTCTTCGTGAACTTCCATCGATTATACCAGAGGATGCATATGCAATTGAATCTGGTGAAATTTTCAATCCAGAAGTCGGTGTTTGGTATGGTGAATCCTTATCCGTGTTTGTGTACAGATAATATTCTTCCACATTTGCAACTAGAGGAATTTCAACATTCCCTGTTGTTGTTTCAAAATTCTTTTTACTCTTTTTATTTACTCTTCGTATTCTTTTGATCTTTAGAGGGTCTATAGGACGTATTTCTGCAACCCCCTGATCAGGATTTTTATTATCTATCAGAATGTGAAAATATAATTTACTGTCGATATACCATCTTCTAAAAATATCATGTGCTCTTTTATCAAAATTAAGAAGTTTTGTTATTTTTTTGAATTCTAAATGTATTTTTTTCTTAACAATATCTGATACTTTAACATCATCTAAATCAAGTTTTATCGTTTCCATATCATCACCGGGAACAACGGCTTCATTAACAATATCTTCTATTGCCTGATCTACTTCCGGATATAATGACATCCCACGGTATGTGCCTATGAGTTCATTTTCACCCTTCATTTGTGCTGCTAAGTTTTGCCCACCAACATCGACATATGTGCCAAAAACACCACCCGTTTCGAAAGTGTATGTTCCGTCATATGTTTCTGGTGGAACAAAGGACTCGGAACCCTTATTAGTGAGGCTTATAGCCGGATCAATAACAGGGGTTCCGAGGTCCTTATTGCGACCAATTTCAAACCCAAAAAATTTAAAAGCCATTTATCACTCCATAATAATTAATATATCAACCAATTGTAGGTGCCGAACTTGTTCCAGATTCGTAATTAAGATAATCGTACCTAACAGTTACGTCGAATGTTACCAATTCATCTCTTGCACCGGCAGCGAGACTAATAGGTCCAACTGATACTGGCCAACATCCCTTAAGTATAAAGGTTTTGAGTGCGTTAGAACCCTGTCCTTGTGCTTCTAGGTGCTTAATTGTCCACTGCTGTCTATCAGCAGCGGGACCTGTTTCTGATACGTTATCTGTGTGATCATTTATCTTTCTTTGCCACTCTTGGAAAGCAGGATAAATTTCAGATCCGGGACCACCTGCATCATCCAGAATTGTTAAGGTCCATTGCGGATAATCACGATCTCCGGGAATATATACCCTTCTTCCTCTATAGTCTACAGGAATTTCTCCTATTCCTACCGCTGGAAGATTGAATGCGTAAGCGTGAAACGTGGAGAGTGATGCAGCCGCTTCTCCAATCGACCCGCTAATTTCAAACCTGTTTCTGCGGGTTCCCCCGTGGAAATTACTCTTAAATTCGTCTATGCTATTAGTTCCTGGCATTTTTTGCTCCTAGTGTATGTATCAGCCTAATTCTGCACCTTCACCTTTGTTGGTGAAGCGAAGACGAATAAAGTTAATGGACTTGGTTGGTTTAATAAACACATCTGCTACGAATTGATTGGAATCAATAATATCTGAGGTATTGTTGGTTTCGTCACAGATGACTCTGAAGTCGGTAATTCCTCTTTGTCCTCGAATTGTCTCAAGAAGAGGAGTGACTGCGTTAATAAACAAGTTACGGGTAATTTCGTCATTTTGTTCGAAAAGAAGACTTCGTGCAGATGTTCCGATTACTCTCTTGAGGTAAAGGAACAAACGAGCAACATTAATTCTACTTAATGTGCTGTTTGGTTTATTTGTTTTGTCTCCAAACAAGAGGGTTCCTTCACCGGGGAAAGTAACAATTGGGTTTACCTTATTATCGTAACAAATGTCTTGCTCTCCGTCTGTTAGATCTTTTGCTAATCTAACAACATCTAAAATTCTACCTCGAACCTCACCACCCGGTGAGAACCAAGGATTGGCAACTCTATCTGTTCTCGCAAGACACCCAGCAACATCAGCAGAAAGTGGTGTCTGAATCAAGTTTGTGTCCGTGACCACTGATGATGATAATCTACTAATGTCCACATGGCTCTTTTCACCAAACACAGATACAATATTTTCACTTGCACTACCTACTGGTGAGTTTACGCTTGTGTCAATACCAGTCCCGGAGGGAACGTGACATACACCAATACAGTCTCCTCTATTATCAGTAATATTCTTGACTATGGTATTGGAAGCTGATCCCGAAACACCAAACACAGAATCCAAAGCAATAGATTTGTTCTGAAGAGTAGTAGTGGCACTAGTGGTATTGGTTACTGTTCCAGTTGCACCAACAATTGCAATTCCTCCATAAAGAAGGTAATTGTGAACTGACCACCATTCGTCTGTCCACTCTCCGGTTGGTCCGTTTGGCCATCTTTGGTATCCGAATGTTGATCCAAAGACCTGAACATTACCTCCGGTTGCATCTCTATTTACTTGTTCTGGATCTAGTCTCTGTCCGGAGAATGTGCTTCCCGGTGTGAAGTGATAAAATGGAAGATCGCCACCCGCAGTGCTTCCCCCGCCATAGTTTGAGAGAGGCTCTGGACTTTTTAGTCGGCCAAACCAGTCATCGGTTCCCTCGACACGCATGAAACCTTGCTGTGTTTCTGTGGTATTTCCGAGTGCGAAAAGTAAACCTTCACTTGAAGGAAATCCTGCAACATGTGCTCCGCCAGACTCGGTTCCGCTGATAACAAAAGATTGATCGTTAACTATTACTGTAACATTAGGTCGTGCCATCTTATTCTCCTAGAGAGTTCATTTTTATTTATGAATTACTCTAATTCAAAAGAAGTTCCAACATTGGTTAATCGAATCTTTATAAAGTTGATTGTTTTTACTGGTTTCACGAAAACATCTACCACAAATTGGTTAGAATCTACAATATCAGGAGTATTATTAGTTTCATCACAGATTACTCTAAATTCACTAATCCCTCTGGATCCCACAACAGTTTCCAAGAATGGTGTTGCTGAATTAATGAATAATTCTCTTGATTTGGCATCATTTTGCTCGAATAAAAATCTTCTTGAAAGAGGTTCAAGTTTCTTTTTCAGATATATGAATAAGTTACTAACATTCACTCTGGAAAATGTGCTAGTAGATGGAGCAAGAGTTTTATCACCAAACAATCTTAGTGATCCGTCACTATTCCTCACAAAGTTGACTTTTGCATCATACAGTGTATCTTGCTGTCCATCTGTTAATGTGTATCTTTCGCTAATTATGTCTTTAACTGTGGATACTGATCGATTTGCAGGAGAGAACCACGGTTGTAGATCTCTGAATTGTCTTGCAAACATACCACCCACATCAGAAGTCAGTGGAATCTCCACTGCATTGCTTAATTGATTTACTTCATCTTGGGTGTTTAACACTTTATTAGTTGATTGTGAGAACTTTTCTCCAAACACAGCAAATTCAAATTTATCTGAAGTTGATGAGAATATGTTATCTAACGTATAATCTTCAATGTCGAATTGTGCATCTGAAGGTGCGAAAGCAGCAGTAGGAATTCCGGGGACTATATCAACTTCTGCTACTAGGTATATTCCATCACCACCAAATCCATCTCCAGTATATCCAGATTCGGCTGAGTGCCCTGCATAGAATAGATTTTCATATGAAATGCCAGGATTACCAACCTTTCCGAAGGTTCCCGGAAGTGTTGCTCCCACTCCATCATTGAGTAAGGTGTTTGCTGGGAAAATGTTAATACTGCTGTTTCTCAGCCTATTTGCGATATTGCTTAAAGCTATAGGAGTATCATCAATACTACTCGAATCGTAATCCTCTTGATAATAATCTCTATACTTGACAAGATTAACATCATTTTCTGCATCCCACCTTCTCATAAATGGGATGCTGACCTGAGCAAGGTTCTGGAATCCTTCTGTTTGTGGTTCTGCAAGATAAAAATAATTAGATGTATCTCTCTTAAGAGGGAAATTACCGGGACCAACAGCAGCCTCACTGTTGAATGCATCATTTACCACCAATGGATAGAAAACAAATGATCTAGTTGGTAAAACTACACTGGCAACGGATTGTCTATCATTATAAGTTTTATCTTCTGCCACAGTATTCAAATATTTATCATGGAACAAACCAAGAGTTGATCCGGGAACTGCTGGAGTTCCTATGGTTTCTCCAAATATATTTACCAAATTCTTCATTATCATTTTTGGATAAGGTTCGGACCACCCAATATATGCATTATATGTACTTCCGGATGCTGTTACCCCTCTTCTTGTTATACCGGGGACGCTAGTTTCCACACAAATATCTGGAGTTGCACCTACCAGATTGAATGTGTAAAGCATCTCGGGCAGATTTGCACAAGTGCATCCCCAGAAGTCTAGAGGTTTTTTGCCTTGTGAATTCGCAACATCCAAAGACGCACCAGTGATACCAAAAACATTATATAGTTGTTTCGTGGCGTGTGCTTGGGTATCATAAGATGAACCGGGAGATAACGGGTTGGAGATATTTCCTTCTTTTATTCTTTGCTTTGTGTAAGCAGCGTGAAGTTTCGCATTCGGGAATGTACCATTTGTGCCATATAAATTATCCAGTATATCAAAATCTGGATTTAGAGTTTGTCTCATATCAATCAATGATGTTCTTGCTTCTGAATTAGAAATTCTAGGGAATTCAGCAAGACCATCATAAGCATCTTCGGGTGCTCCTGTGAAAATTCTTTGACCAGATAAAGTGGGATCTGGAATGTGCTCAAACGAACGAGATCCTCCACCCGCGCCGCCTCCGAATGCCAACGCTGTTGAAGCGGATGTATCTGATTTGTTCACCGGATCACTGCCATCCGCGAGGTTGGCCGGTTCCGGGAAAGTGTATGTGAACGGATCCATCCAGTTTGCAGGAACCGCCAGATGGAAAAAGTTCTGATAAGAAAATAAGACGTTTAACGGCGCCGAGGGAGTTCCGTTTGCTGGAAATGGCACTATATTTGGTTCAGTCTTTAATATTTTGTCCATAAATCTATCTCTGAGATTTACCATTCCGTCTATGATTAGAATGTCTCCAAGACTAGATCTAACATGTGTATTTTGATATATTGTAACTCCAGAAGATCCACTTAATTGATTTTTCCATGCCCGTGCCTCTGCTTCTGTTCTTCCTACGTTACTACCTTGCGGGCCCGGGATTTTACCCAAGACTCGACCAGGTACATCCGGTGATTCGAACCTCAAAAGACCATTTGGTCCGACTGCATCTGTTGTCAACCCCAATGTCACTCCCACACCTATGGCGGCCGCCGTGTTCAAATCAGCAGTCCATCCTCTAGTTCCAAATGAATGGTCCATTTCATGAAGAACACGGTATCTTTCAAAATTAACCACATCAGTGGTGGTGCCGGCAGTTGGGCCCGGTTTATCCTTTCTCATTACAACCGAGTACACCAGTTTTCCGTGGTCGTACTGATATACACTTCCGCTATTACCAAAGAAGGCCTTATCAAAAGTGAATCTTGATATATGCTGATTTGATCTTGCAGCATATCCGGGATACGACCAAGTTCCTCCTCGGAAAAAATCGTTGGACGCTGGAATTGATGGTTCTGTATGGGTATCGCTTCCTGTTCTTTCAATGATACCGGCTTGGTTTTCAGAGGGAACTGAAGTTATTGCTATACAATCACCCCGGACATCTACAATACCTCTGACATCGTTATTTTTACTGAAAAATGGAGAAAGAAATGCATCAACTGATTCTCTCTTGTTCTTTGCCCTTGTAATTACGTCCCCAATACTTTCACTCGATTTTGCTCCAAATATCTTTATTATGCCACCATATGAGAGATAATTGTTTATAAAGTTCCACATATAATCCCACTCAGAATATTGGGATCCTGATGGCCACCTTTGATAATTGAAGGTGCTACCTGCATAAAAATCACCACCCACTTGTATGTTAGATGCAGGATCTCGGTGAATAAAAGGGACAAATCCTCTGTCCGAGGATTTTATAGAATTAATGGGAATATCATAGGGTCCTATACCAGTTGGATGAGTTGAGGTAAGTCTTTCATTCCATTCCCCAACAGAAGAAATGGTCATTAGACCATTTTCTCTTTCGGCTGTATTTCCTAATGCATTTAGTAAATTATGAGGAGCAGTATCTGGATCTATGACTGCTGCTATGAAAGGAGATCCGGATTCTGTCCCAGATACCAATAATCCCTCATCTGTTAGTGTTGTCGATACATTTGGTCGTGCCATTTTTACCTCAATTGTTTGTTTCTATATACCATCTGTCGTCCCCGTCCCATTCACCATTCAATTCTTCTGATCCATCATTAATAAAACCGAATGGAAGGTAACTTTCTTCTATCTGTTCTATTTGATTTTTGTATATACCTTTTCTA